CTGATGACGGTATTCTGGTGCGACGGCGGGTGGAGCGAGGTGCCTGACCAGTCCAAGGATCACCACATCATTGCGCTAGATACGGGCCAATGGATTGCCTACCCCAACAATCGGTTGCTGTGGGTAGACCCGTCGTGGATACATGGGGAGGTGCCGAGGGACTGGCGCAGCCCGTCAACTAACTACACCGTGGAGGGTAGCCCGTGAAACGCATTCTGAAGGCATTACAGCGGCTTTGGACGGTAGATTGGCGTCATGTACCGCCCCCGAATTGGGCGGCTAAACGCGGGTCAGGGCGGGTCTACTGGTGATTGTCGATGACCAGTCGCCTCCGGGGTCATGGCAACGGGAAATTGACCTGATGCCATGGAAATACAACAGCCCGCAGGAGGAAAAGGTCAGGCTGGCCCTTGCAGAACTACGCTCACGGGGGCTGTGGGAGATTGCCCGGGTGTTAGAGCAGGAGATTGTGACGTTACGCGCTGAACGCAAATGACGGGTCGTCTAATGGTAGGACAGCGGACTTTGACTCCGTGAATGGTGGTTCGATCCCATCCCCGTCAACCACTTAAAAACAACGCCCGTTCGTCGTTACGGCGCTTAACAAGGCCCGGTAAGACCTTGCCTGCCGCTTTTGTCCACATGAGGAAAGCGTCGGCAGCGCCCTCTATGTCCCCACGGTTGTAGCGCATCCGTATGCTGCTGCGCTGGAGGTTCCCGAGGCCGACGTTAAAGGCAAAGCTCACCAGAGCGTCAAATTGGCCTTGATGACCAGTAGAAGCAGGGCAAAGTCGGGCCACGCCGCGCTCAAACCGCGCAAGGTCTTGAGCAAGTAAAGCGTCCACCTCTCCCATCGTGAGGCTGCGATCCCAGCCATCGGGTAGCGGTAGGTTGCGCCGTTCTTCATACTTCACCGCTATATGGGCTGGATCAATGACATGGCCCACGCCCACACTCCACAGCAGCGCAGGACACCTGTAAGGGCGTAGCCTCACGCCCTCATGGTGTTTGATCATGCGGATAGCCGCGTCTGAACCTTCATTTTTTCTGGAAAGCTTGTGTCCCAAACCAGAAGGCAATGATGCTGGACAGGATCAGCATTTCGTCATCGCTGAATACGTTTTCCATCGCAATCGCAAACGGGATGCCCGTGGTGTAGGCGTACCACACGCCTGCGACGTTCAGCGCGACTAGTTCCAGCACAAAGATGTAGGTGACGACCGGGCGCACGCTGGCACGCAGGTTGATCATCCATTGGCTTGCGCCTTTGCCGATCTCAATGTCGTGCTGGTACAGGGCTTGGCGTTCTTCGGCAGCAGTCTGTGTCTGCATCTGCTCCAGTTTGATTTCCTCTACGCGGGCCTGTGCCATAAAGCCACGTTCAGCGAGGGCTAGTTCACGCTCCTTCTGCGCGGCAACAAGGGCGAGTTCGTGCTTCTTGTCCTGCCGGTCTTGGAAAATGGTCAGAATCTTCGGCAGGCCACCCGCAAGGAATGACAGGAACGTGCTAACCATCGTCATCATCGGGATTACTCCTTGCGACTTTTGTTCAGCAAGTCAAACAGCGACTTGACCTTTTCCTCAAGTACCGCTACGCGCAAGTCCAATTTAGACAGCACGATAATCAGCGTGATAAGCGCAAGGATCACGGGCCATGCGCGAGTAAATATCTCAAACATTTCCATTACTTGCCACGCTCTTCCATCAGTTTGACGCGCACCTGCAGGTCATGGATGTCGTCCATAATGTCGTCTTTTAGCTCCTGCCGCCGCGCCGCACTTAACGGACTGTCGGTCGGTACACCATCCTCGGTGATGAGGATAGGTATTTTGGACTCAATCGCAATCAGCCGGTTCTGGAACGAGGTGATCTCGGAAAGCAGCCACCCCACGGCAGCAAGGAGGACGGGGAATAGCATATCCACGACCTTCTCCATGCTGAAGCCGGATTTGCTCACGACAACCCCACCAGCTTGATAACGATACCGAGCAGCAGCAGGATGATCGTCGCTGCCGTACCCATCACCACTTGCTCCAGCCTTTTAAGCCGTGCGTTGGTTGCGTCAAACTGTAATTCTATCTTTGCAAACCGCGCTGAACACAAGTCCTCATGGCCGTTGAGCCTGATCTCTAACTCGCCTGTCGTTGCCATGACTGTCACGGCTCAACCAGGGGTGGAGGAGGGGGCGTAAAGCTAACGCCGTCGTATAGCCAGCCGGGGCCAACGTCTGCTGGACATTCAACCCAAGTTCCATTGACTTCAGGTTGCGTGTCTTGCTTTACAACCATATTGACAACATTGCCTTCAATTAAAGCCCAGCGTTTCATGCTTGGATAAACTCCTCAATAACAATGTATCCATCGGAGCCAGCGCCGCCGTTGCCAAACGTGGTGTTATTTTGGTTTCCACCACCGCCACCGCCACCGCCGTAGCCTGTGCCGCTAGAGCCAGCAGCACCTGTGACGCCAGAGCCGCCGTTGCCTCCATTTCCATACAACGAATCACCGCCGCCACCGCCACCTGATCCTGTAGCGTTTGCCGCGCCGCCTGACGATGTACCTGTTCCTCCAGTCACAACGCCAGAGTAATTAGAGCCGTTTCCACCAACACCGCTAGAATTAAAAGCCGCTGCGCCACCACCGCCGCCGCCGCCAGTTTCGCCGCCGCCCCCAATCGTTCCATTTCCGATTGACCCACCAGCGCCAGCGTTGATTTGACCGCCGCCAGAGCCGCCACTTGCCGATATGCCACCAAAATACGAGCGACTTCCAGCAGTACCGTTTGTTACTGTTGCTCCCGCACCACCCGCGCCAATGGCATAGGAATACGAGGCGCTATTTAATTTGACCCACGCGACCCTAGTACCGCCGCCACCACCGCCACCGCCAGCCTGATCTAATCCTGCGCTTTTACCGCCGCCGCCACCACCACCCACAACGGTGACACGCGCCCATGATTGCGTAGTGCTAATCGGCGTAAACGTGCCGGTGCCGCTGGTGTAGGTCGTAATCTTTGCAGGGCCGCCGGTAAATTGACTGAAATAGCTCATGTCAGAACCCATCCTCTAGTTGCGTCGGCATAACGTAATTGAACTGACGCATACGGAGCGTTCAGCGTCATGTCTTGTGCCAAACTCATAATGTTACTGCCGTTGCGGGCAACGACATTGGTAGTCAGGCTGTTGGCAACCGTGACATACACCGTATCCCCTGCGCTAGGTGTTGCCGGGAGCGTTAAGGTAGTTGCAGCAGCATTGGTCAGTACATATTGGTTATTTGCCGTGGCGGTCTGTGAGGTGCCTGACACCACATTCATTGTCGGCAAACCGACTGCGGCGATTGTAATTGACCCCGTGCCGTTGGTAATCGTAATGCCCGATCCCGCCGTCAGCGTAGCCTTGGTCAGCGTGTTGCCTGTCGTGTTACCGATCAGCAGCTGGCCGTTGGTGTAACTCGTCTGCCCGGTGCCACCATTAGCGACAGGCAATGTGCCAGTTACGCCTGTGGTCAACGGCAAACCCGTGCAATTTGTCAGCGTTCCCGAGGTCGGCGTGCCAAGAATCGGCGTTGTCAGGTTCGGGCTAGTAAACGAGTTAGGGTTGAGCAGTTGAAACCGGGTGCCGTCATACACCACGGCCACAACCTCTCCCGATCCAATGTCACCCGCTACAAGTGCCGTGGAGCCGTATCGCGTGACGGCTTTTGCGCCGAGGCTATCAATGTTTAGCGTGACGGCGGTGGTATTGGCCCCAGCCGCGACAAAGTAAAACATTTGCCCTGCGGCGTAAGCCGTAACGGCTGGCGATCCTGCTGCCGTAATCGTATTGGTGCCGCTTACCGAGCCGAGCAGTTTGGCGGTAGTGGATTGCAGCTGACCGAGGTTGACCGCATCAGTCGCCACCGTACCGCTTGCGAGTCCCGTGATCTTGTTAGACCCCATCGGGATGTTGGCGGTCGGGGTCGTCTGCCCGTCTTTGGTAATGCAGGTAGAGAGGCCCGTCGCAAGGTCTGCCGTCAGCGCGTTAAACGCGGTGCTAGAGATAACCGTGCCGGTAACGACAGGCTGGCCTGCCGTGTTGATCTGGAATGTACCGCTACCGTTAAATGACATTTACTTACTCCTGTTCCTGAGCCGCCATTGCGCCTGCAACAGCGCCAGTTGTTCCGCGAGGCAGCTGCTTTGATGGCTTTAGCAAACCGCGCTGCAACGCCTTGCTCAACGCCAAATTTCTCGCGCCATATCGCAACCCCGGATATGCAAGTGCCAGATACGGGTCTTGTCCAATAAACGGCAAAGTAGCCGCACCGCCTGCGGTCATTGCAAAATCTAATGCACTAACGCCGGGGCTACCCATTTTTTCTGGCAATGCCGATGCTTTGGGGAATGCCCCTGCAAATTCAGCCGCTTTTTCAAGTTCTGGCGATAACGGTTTTCCTTTCTTTAACAATGCAGCAAGTTTTGCCGCGTTGACGTTGCCTGTTGTCTCAAGAGCGCCTTCAACGGTATATGTTTTAGCAATGGTTCGGCGAGCATCGTCAAACTTACGCGCCAAATCTGTACGACCCATCCCTTGTAAATGCCGCTCTACCATTTCCTCTAATGCTTCGGCTGCGTTTCGTTGCGCCCTACCAAGAGATTTGTTAGCGGGAATTGCTGCGCTTGCGCCTGATAAATTATCTGTCGCCGCTTTTCGCAACTCCTTTATGTACTCAATCGCTGATTCCGCATCAAACGATTGTTTACGCATTGATGTGACTAAATCTTGTATTTGCTCTACTGAACCAATGTTTGCCTCAGGAAAATCTTTAGATATGCGAGTTGATGATTTTTTCAAATCGCGCAAATCGCGGAAATACGCACGATCTGCCGTAATTCGGCCTGTGCTTTTTAAGTCTTTGTAAACTTGACCAGCATCGTCACGCAAAGCAGCTAACGCTTCTCGCGTAATAGGTTGGTTTTGAGACAAACCTAATGATTTTGCGGCCAATGCATTAGTGACTTCTTGATTGCGACCAGATGCAATTTGCTGGGTTGCTGCCTTGCCTGCAACGCTTTCAAGCGCAACATTTCTTAATGTTGGCTTAACCGATGCTGGCGGCACTACATAGCCTGCTGATTGCGTTTCTGCCAATTTGCGCTCTGCTACTGTTGGAGCGCGTTGAAAATTTGCGGGAGCTGTCCGACCAACTTGCGGCATTGGGACGCGAGAACCCGCTAATGCGGATTGCACCGTTCCTAATCCACGTTCTAACGTCGTTTGCGCTTCTGGCAATCCTATTTGTGTCATGGTGCGCTGCAATGCCTCAGATGGCATTTGCTGTTGCGAACCTGTTGCTAAGTTGTAAAGCGCCATCGCAGCATCTGCAGCCATTCCCGGCACGCCTGTTGCACCAGTTACAACATTTCGGGCAGTTAATCCCGCCTGCCGCACCATGTCTTGCGGTAACGTGCGAATTTGATCCGCCAATGACCTCGTTGGGGTAACTTCAGGTTGTTTGGTTGATGGGGCAGCAATAGATGGAGCAGCCGCAACTGGCTGCCATCGCCCGTTTCTAAAAACAAGTCGTTCGCCGGTAGCGCGATTGACTGCTGTACGACCTTCCATTGATGCGGCCATATTGCTTACTCCAGCTCAAAGCCATCTGGCAACTGCTCTGGCGGCGAACTGAAATAAGTTCCTTCGCGCAGTTGCGATGATTTTTGCCGATTAAACTGCAGCCGCTGCTCTGCTGATTTTAATGCCCGATCAAGAATTGCATTGCGTGTTTTAGTTGGCAGGCTTGATGATCCTTGCAGTTCTAACAAAATTGCGCGCTCGCCTTCAGTTGGAGCCGCTCCGAATATTGCACGCAACTGCGGCAATACTTGCTGCTTCAACAGCAAATCAAACTCTAGCGTTTCTTTTGCGCCAGCTGGCTCAATAGCATCTGGCAACAATGTTGCTGCTTGCGCCCTTTCTCCTGCGCCAAACCCTTCAAACGACTTATCACTTAGCGTTCTTGCTTGTTTTAGCAAATCAATCCCGGTTTCCGTTGCAAGGATGTTTTCATCAGTTTGGAAAATTTCTCTTTGCATTGTTGGCGACAATGCCTTGCCGCCGCGACCAGCACCTGCCGCACGCGAGCGAATTTCAAGTTCTTTTAATCTCAGCATTTCGCGCTGATAATCCGTCATTCCTGTCTGTGGTTTTTCTTCCGGCAATTCAACATCAACTTCTTTCACCGTTCCGCGTTTGCCAACAATGACGCTCTTGCCGTCCTTTGTGCGAACGATGGTCGTGCCAAATTCCTCAGCGGCAGGCGTCTCCATAGACTTTTCAAGCGCCGCTGCCAAAAGCGGTGCGCGTTTCATTGCGTTCATACCGAGCGGCGTCATCGCCATGCTCAAGGCTTCCTGCGGCGCTTTGCGATATTGAGCGGTCGGCGTAACTTCCTGCAGCGTGGTTTCTGCAGGCGTTGCCGCCATAACCTGCTCGGGCGTGCGCTGGCCTTCCTTAAACACGCGGGCCGCTTCTTCCTTGCTAGGCGGTACATACCCGCCCTCCAAGCGGCCTGCGATACGGCGGCCAAACTCCTGCTCCATTTGCGTAGCCTGCTCGCCCGCCTCCTCGGCCTTACGGCGCTGGCGTGCGCTTAAAAACGACTGCAGCGCCATCACAAGGGGCGCAGCGGAGGGAGTCGGGGCTGCCGATCCTGAGAGCGGTTGATATGCCTGCGCCTCTAGGGCTTCTGCCAACGCCTGACGCCGACGGGCCTCTGCGGCCTGCCGCTCGTACTCGGTCGGGGCGGCAAAAACTTGGATGGGTTTAGGTGCTGCCATAGTCAAAGTCTCCGCGATATTCGCCGCCCTGCGGGGTCGTCATACCCGGTGAGCGCGGCTTCATCATGCCCTTGGGGATTACGCGGCCAAACTGCGGTTTAGCGGGCGACGTAATCATGGGGTTGTATTGGGCGTCAGTCGGCGGGGTGAAGTTGTCCATGCTGCCGCGCCGTTCCAGCGCATTAGCCAGTTTCTGCTGGCGGCTCATGGGGCCACTAAAGGTTTGGTATCTGCCGTTCATGCCTACCCCTTAACCGAATGGTTTGCCAAAGAACCCGCCACCTGCGGCTGCGCCCGCTGCGCCAGCAAGACCGCCGAGCAAACCCATTTTGGCGTTGTAAGCAGCGGTTTGGTTTGCGTAGTTACGTTGTGCAAAGTCGCCCGCCGCCTGCGTTCCCGCAAAAATGGGGGCCGCTGCGACGTTTGCGCCTTGGTAGCCTTGGAACTGCGGCATATTGACCTGTACGCCCGACATAAGGGCGGCGATCTCGTTAAGCGGCTGATTGCGTAGCGCCAACTGCTGCTGCAGGCTCTGCTGCAACGCGGTGTTGCCAAACTGAGCGCCTTGCAGGGCTTGGTTGTACCGCTGCAGCTGCGCGGCGTTTGCCAACTGCTGCTGCTGTACGGCGGTGGCTTGGTTTGCGGCAAGGGCTGCATTGCGTGCGGCCTCCACATCCATTGCCTGACCAAACTGTTGCGCCTGACCGCCAAGCAATGCCCGGTAAGCCTCTAGCGCGTTAGCGTTAGCAATCTGCGACACATCACGCTGCTCGCCAAACTGTTGAGCGCGAATGCGGGCGGCAAGGTCTGCAGCGGCTTGTTGCTCACCAAATGCTTGACCGCGTGCGGCGTTAGCAAGCTGTGCGCCCGTGACGCCTGCGCCAAACATGGCTTGCCGCGCCTCGTTGCCAAACTGGCCTGCCGCGACACGCTGCCGGAAGTCCTGCTCCTGCGCGGCGTTGCGGGCGGCCTGTGCGCCAAGTGCCGTGCCGACCGCCTGTGTACCCATGCCAAACTGCCCAAGGGCCGCTTGGTTAGCAAACTGTGCGGCGGCCTGTTGTTCGCCAAAGCCTTGCGCCCGAGCCGCCATATCTAGCCGCAAGCCCTCTAGGGCCGCCTGTTGGATGGCGTCGTTCTCTTGCTGTTGCTGCTCGGTGATTGCCTCGTTGTAGGCTTCCGAACCACGCGGGATGCCTTGGTTTGCCAGTTGCGTTTCTAACGCTTGGCGACGGCGCTGCAGTTCTGGGGCGACACGCGAGAGGATCGCCTGCTGGCCCGTCGTGCCTGCCTGTACCGGCATAGCGGCAAGCTGGCTAGTATCAATCGTGCGTTGCAGCTGCTCCTCGGGAATAAACCCTCGGGAGAGGCCGTACATTCCAAGATTCGGCGCGTAACTTACATCCTGAACGCCCGCAAGATTAAGGTCAGCCTGTTGCTGTAACGGCGATACGCCCGCCTGCAGCCCCGGCAATGCGCCTAAATCTAAACCTCGGAACTGTTCTAGCCCCGTTGGGGCAAACTCACGCATAGAGAGCGTCGGCATTGCGCCCGCACGAACATCGGCGGTAGCGCGGCCCATGCCCGCAAGGTCAGGAGCGCCCTGCACCTCACCGTAACCGCCAAGCGTCGTCTGTAGGTCGCGCAAGTTGGGGGCAAATCGTTTGCCCAACACATCCTGCACCGTGCCGAGGGCGGTTTCGCCCACGCCTGACAAGCCCAATTCCACGCGCTGCTGGGCTTCCAGAATCTTCTGCTGTTCAGGCGACAGGTACTGCTCAATATAGGGCGTATCCTGATCCGTCTGCGTGGTGAACTGTTCGCGGGTCGGGGCTATGGGCGCACCACCTGCCCGACCGCCATAAACGTCAAACGGGAACCCGCCGCGACCCTCGCCACGGCCTTCCATACCACCGAAATAATCACCACCGGGAAAACCGCCTGCAGGGCCGCCTGTAGACACGCCCGCCGCTTTTTGCGCCTCATAGTCGGCAAGCTGCTTGTTGTAGGCTTCCATTGCCTTGTTGTAGCCCGCTTCATCAAACACGCTCTTGCCGAACGTGACGCGCTGGCCGCCATAGGGCGTGGAAATGTTGGGATTGGAGATGCGGGCGGTTAGACGCGCCGCCTCCAAATTGGCCGCGCCCTGCTCTTTTGCCGCTGCGGCGTAGTCAGGCGCTGGCGGTGGTTTCGGTGAACTTTTGCCCATACCGAGGCTCCAGATAACGACACGAAGCTCGTGTCATAGTTAAAAACACGATGTCCCCGTTGGTGTCGGCGTCTTTTATACGCGCTTCCTCGGTAAACCCCATTTTACGCACTAATTTCAAGGCTTTCACGTTTTTACTGCCTACGGGGGCAATAATTTTGTCAACCCCACAGACGTTGAACGGATAGTCATAGATGGCGGCAAGATAGGCAGGCGTCAGCCGATCCTGCAGCGCGATATGGCACACGATGCTGCGCCCGTTCCAGTTTTCGTACACCACGCCGCATACCAATTCGTCGCCTTTTTTCAAACCAAGAGCGTTTGACCGTTCGGCGTGATAGCCGCCCCCGGTCTGCATACAGACCCATTCGCCCACTTCGGGGCCGCTTGTTATATGCCAGCCCATCCGAGTTGGTACACGATGTCAGTAGAAGCCCATTGAATCTGTAAATATCGGCTGCTGCTATTGAGCTGCACCGCCGCGCAATAACCAATGCCAGTCACGCCTTGCCAGTTGTTGTTGATAACTTCGCTTGATCCCCAGTTAGAGGTATCCCACGTTGCCGTATCCCAAAGGCCATACGTTGAGGGGGTGTAGGCAAGCGCCGCCGTACTCGCAGACAGGTCAAAGTCTACGTTAATGTCTATGTTAATCGCGGGCTGACCGTTACTGAAAATGCCGGGGCGGGCGCGGGTAAAATACTTTTTGACGCCTCGCGTTTCAAAGTAGTTAAACGCCTGCAAGATACGGCCAGAAATGTTGTTTGTATCGTCAATATATCCCGAGGTGCCGGTTGTCCACGCCTCTGCGACATATTGGTTGCCGCCAAAGTAAAGTTCGTCGTTAAGGATGCTGAAGCAGTTGGCATTCCAATCCGTAAACCGACACCACGCCTTTGTGATGTTGTTCATCACAAACTGCTCTTGTGCGCCCGTGCTGACTGGCACGTTGACCACTAGCGCATTGTTGAGCGCGTTGTAGACCATGCCCCAGCCAAAGTTGTTTTTATAGTTCTGTGCGGCGGTCGCAAACGCACCCTGTATCTTGTCTGATAGCGCGACGTTGGGATCAAGGCGCGAGGATTGAAGCGCCGAGGCGAGCGGGAACAGCCCGTCTAGCGTTAGAACCAACAGGTCGCCGCCGTATTTCATCATGCAACGCTTGGTAAGCGGCGCACCGATCTGCCACACGCCGATCAACGCCCATGTGGAGGCGCTTGCGGGGTCGGTGCCGCGATAGACGATCACCTCGCCCTTGTCCGTGATAAACACAAGGTTGTCGTCAACGCCATAGCCCGCGTCAATCGTCCATGTGCCTAACGCCACCAAACTGCCGCCAAAGCGAGCAATGGCTGATAGGTCAAGCTCTTGCGCTGCGCCACCTACGGCAAGCGTCGGCAGATACCACGCCTTTAGCGTATCTTTCTGAATAAACCACAACCGATTCTTGAAAAGCGTGATGTTGGAAAGCGTTGTCGTGGTGACGCCTGTGATGGCGGGCGTAGATGCGCCATCAATCGCTGTCCATGTAGAACCGTTGTATAAACGAGGCTTATCCACCCCGTTCACGCACATCATGTAACTGCCGCCGGGGGTCGTAATGTTGACGTATTCCCACCGAGCGTTACTCAATCCGCTGACGACCGCCGCGCCCACGGCACCGGCTGACGTTACGTCATAAAACGCCGTCCCTGACGCCGCAAACAGTTTGTTGGTGGCACCGCCTGCATAAGCAAACAGGCTTTCTACTTGCCCCGGCAATCCCGTGGCGTGCTTGCTATACCCGCCCCGCAGATTGACGCTGGCAACACCGGGGAAAAAGTTATCCAACGTGACCGCATCGGTCGGGGCCATGTTGGCAAGCGAGTCGCGGGCGTTCCACCCGCCGACAGGCGCGGGCAAAGACGCCACGTTGGCGTTGTTGCGCTGAACAAGCCTGCGAACCGCCGCCATTACTGGCTCTCCGTCCCGTAGCCGCTGTCAGGAATGTTGTCGTAGCCGATCAACACCGTACCCGGTCGCGGTGCAAACGAAAGGTTAGCGCCTGCCGTATCCTGCGCGATGGCGGTTTCTAGTTCCTGCAGGTAATCGCGGTAAATTGCCGTCGTGTCAAAGCCCTTGCCTTCAAAATACTTGAGCTTGGTGGACAGCACCATCACCCGATCTGGATAGATGCAGGTATCGCTATCGGCGGTAAACGAGGACTTGGAAGTGCCGTCAGCGGCGTTTGCCCAATTCTTGCTGCGGTACTCAAAGCCAAGCAGTTCCCCAGCATTCATACCCGGCCAAATCTGGAAGTACGCACCGAGCAAACGCCAGCGGATACGCGGGCCGGTGGAGATATAGCCCGAGAGCAGCCATTCCCATTGCTGCGGCGACTCAGGGCCAAGCATTTCCCAACGCTTGCTCTTATCCCAATGCGTGCGGTTGACCGTACTGTAGTAGTCAGACGGAAGGTTGTATTTAACCTTCTGGAAAATCAGCTGGCCGCCTACCTGCGCTTCGGTCGGCTCATAGTTAAGCGTGACCTGCGTGGCGCTATCCACGCTGGTGATATAGGTCGCGTTCGGAATACCAACGCCCTGCACCTGATACGCCGTGGATAGCCCCGCCGTAGAAGGGATGCCGGTGATCGTATAGGCCGTTGTCGTCCACGTTCCCGTGGTCGTGGTGGCCTCGGTGTAAAACGTATGCTGGCGGGTGAGTTCCCGCCAGTCCGCACGACGCATCAACTCATAACCCGAAGCGTTCATCAGAGCCAGAAGCTGCACAACGTCCTGACTCGTATTGCCCGCAACGGTTGCCGGGGTTGCTATGCCCAACTCATTTGTCACTTGCTGAATGAGTTGAAGCATCGTGGTTGTGGACATGATTTATCCCTCGGTTATAACTTCTTTAGGCGGTCGGCCCCGACGCTTCGGTTCGCCCGCCTTCTTGCCAAGCAGCTGCGCCATCTGCGCCTGCAACTCGGCCAACTGTTTCTTAGTGTCCTCTAGCTCGGCGCTAGAGTCTGAGCGGTTTTTGCGGTTGAGGTACTGACGCGCCTTTTCGCGCAAGCCCACCCCGCCCATGCCAACGCGCTGCAACTGACTGTCGGAGGCCAGCGCCAACTGCTCCACCGTCATGAACTTTAAGATACCCAACTCGGCTACCTGATCGCGGTTGATTTCTTCAGGATAGTCGCGGTGCCATTGAGCGAGCGGTATGCCGATCTGTGACGCAGAACCCTCGTTCTCCTGCATCTGAAAGTACAACCATTGGCGCGGAAAACGCTGCCGGTGATCCTCTCGGGCAGGCTGGTCAATGATGTTCGTCTTATCGCCGGGGGCCATAATGCGAACATACGGCTTACCCTCGTTTGCGCCTGAGTCTTTGGTGTAAAACTCAACGTGCAACTGGGCGTCGGCGTTGTTGATGTCACTATCTAGGGCCATTTCCTTTCTCCTGTGGGGATTGGGGGTTACAGGTTGTTGACCTGCGTCACGGTACAAATTACTGACGGTATCGCGGGCCATACGCTTGTGGCGCTGGCTGCAAGGATTCTAGCGTTTGTGGTATCGGTTGCCCACATCAACTCAACGTAGTTCGCAGCCTCAAGCTGAATAACAAAATTCCACGCAGCGACTAATCGCGCCGAGGTTCCTTGCAACGCAACCGTGCTGGCTGAATTTGGCACATTGGTGCCGTTTTTGCGTAGCCAAATGTAGACGTTTGCGGTGGCACCTGACGTTTGGTCTAACTGCGCCGAAAACTGGACGTTGTAAACGCCCTGATTAGCCACTACAAGGCGCGAGGTCGGTGACCCAATAGATACGCCGTTGCTGCTATCGGTTGTGTTAAACGTCATGGCATAGGCGGTATTGATAGAGGCCGCCGTCTGCAAAGTAGTGTCTGAAAACGACCCGTAATGCAAGATTGGGACTGCCGAGTTAAAGCCCTGCAAGCCCTCCCATCGGCTATTGCTAACAGCAAAAAACACAGCTGAACAGCCAATGTTGACCGTTGAGGACGACCCGCCGTCTATTTGCGTGGTGGATTCATAGGGATAAACGGTTAGCGCATTTGCGCCCGAGTTTGTTACCCAAATCGTCTCGCCCATTTCAGTTGGCGGCAGTTTGACGCCCGTGCCAGAGGCTACCGTCGTGACGTTGTTATAGACGTAGGTAATGGCCGTGGCGCTACCCGCTGACGTACCCGCTGCGGTCACCGATGCATTGCCGTCGCCGCAAATGGACACCGTGGATAATTGGCTAATGCCGCTACCCAAGA